CTCCCGCCGGACGGCCGCCGCGCGGTCCGCGTTGTACTGCGCCAGCCCCGCCCCCCGCCTCGGGTCCTTCGCGTACGCCTCGTATCGCTCTGCACTGGCCCGGAGCCGGGACAGGGCTCCCTCGTCAGGGGCGACTCCCTGCGAGCTTCGGCGGATGGTCTCCCATCCCTCGTGCCACTCCCTGTCGACGGCCTCGACCGCCCGATACGGATTCGTGCCCGCCCCGAGCCGGGGGTGAAAGAGGATGTCCTGTGCGCCGTAGCGGTTGTGGACGGTGTGCATGAACTCGTGCGTCCAGACTTCATCCGCGCCCTCGACGCCGCTCCGGACCGACCTCCCGGCCTTCCCGGCGTACTCGGCGAGCCCCTTGACTTCGACGTGACCCGTGGCGTACGCGCGGCCTAGCGTATTCGAGCCGAACCGCGACGCGCCGAAGGGCCGGTCCCCGATGTACCGGAGATACTGCGAGTCGACGACGTAGTCCGGGTTCATCGCCCGGAGCCGTTCCAGCGAACGGATCATCGCCGCCCGGACGTCGCCCGCGTAGCCCGCCGGGATCTTCCCGGCCTTCCCGAACTGGATCCCATAGCGGAGGTCGAGGAAGTTTCTCGTCGCCGCGTTGCCCGCCGCGCCCTTCATCTGCGCGAGCGCCTGTATCTGGCTCTCGTCGAGACGGCCGAGACCGCGCCAGAACGCCCGGTCCGCGTCCGAGCGGGTCGACTTCGCGAGCCTCCCGAGTGACTTCTGCCAATCGCCCGCGGATGGCGGAAGCTCCGGAGGCTTCCCGAAGCCCATATCTCCGGGCTCGATCTTCGGCGGGATCTTCGGCGGAGGAGCGGGCGGGCTCGGCCGCGTCCCCGGGATCACGTTCCCGTTCTGATCCCGGTATCGGGCTCGGACCGTACACCGACATCGCGGGTGAGCCGGGATGTCCGGCAGCGGGCCGACGGCCGGGCCGAACGGGTCGACGCCCGTCCCCGGGACGTCGCCGGAGAAGCGGTAGACCTGACCATCCCGAGGGAGGCATATCGGACACGTCGCCTCGTCCGGGCTCGCGATCCACTCGACGAACCGGGCCCCGTTCGCCCTGATCCCGGCGGTCGCCCCGCCGTTGTACGCCCGCATCGTCTCGGTCCGGGCGATCACACCCGCCCGGTACTCGACGCTCGGCCAGTGCGGGATATTCTTCAGGCCGGTCTGAAGGAGCCTCTGACGGAGGTCCGCGCCCGAGAGCCCTTCGAGGATGCCCGAGCCGACGACCTGACGGATCCGGCCCCGCATCTCGTCGTTCATCTGCGTGATCAGGGAGAGCGTGTCCTTCGAGAGCGACTCGATCGCCCGGGTCGGGACGACGACCGAGGAGTGCGTCCGCCATGCCGTCGAGTACGCGTCCGGGATCACGCTCGACGTCCACGTCGCGCCCTCGCGGTTCAGGGTCGAGCCGACCCGGTCGACCTCGTCGAGAAGGTTCCGGTAGAAGGTCGCGTCCGAGACCGTCAGGTCGCCCGCCCGGATGAACGACTCTAGGTCGTACCGCGCCTGACGGTAGATCGACGTGAGGACTTCGGTCGAGTCGGCCTCGGCCGAGAGGAACGAGAGCATCCAGCCATCCGAGACCGGGCCCGGCGTGATCGGGCCGCCGGGACGGAAGCTCGCGGGAAGCCCGGGGAGCGTCATAGCGCCATCGTAGCGCCCGCCCGAACATGGCGGGGCCCCGGTAGTCGACTCGCGACTCCGGGGCCCGTAGCGGCCGTTCTAGAGCGTCACGCGTAGATCCGCACGCCCCATCGGTCATAGCCGTAGTTCCGGCGATGGTCGGCGACCGTCTGAACGCCCTTCCCGTTGCAGCGGTAGCACGGGCCGCCGGGCCCCTTCGGGACGCCGTTCTCGACGTAGGTGATGAACTGGCCGGTCCCGGCGCATCGCTGGCAGGGAGCCCTCTTGACGAGCGCCGCGTCCCCGTGGAGGGCCGCGATCTCGGCGTCGGCGGCGGCCGCGCGAAGCGACACGGGGATGATCGAGGCGAAGGACGCGCCCTCGACGTCCGCGTCGACCATCGCGAGAGCGACGGCCGTCGACGCCTTCACGACGAGCCCGGCGAAGAAGGACGGGGCGAGGTCGGCCTCGTCAGGGTTCGCGACCGAGACGTAGACCGCGTGAGCGTAGTCGTCGATCGCCACTTCGAGATTGATCGCTGCGAGGATCAGGTCGTCGGCCATCTGAGTGTCTCCTTCGTCTCCGCGGGTCCGTCCCGCTGAGTGAATACTGCCAGAAGCTTCGGAGCTTGTCAAGCCCCTAGCTTGACTTTCCGGACATGAAGAAGCCCCGGTAGTCGACTCGCGACTCCGGGGCCGTCTCCGTGGATCCTAGAGCGTCATTCGTCGCCGTAGCTCGCATAGCTGACGGTGCAGATCGCGCACTCGCCCTCGGCGTCTGGCCGTCCGCAGTTCACGCACCGGCCTTCGAGCCGACGGTTGATCCGGATCTCGGCCTCGAACCGCTCCTGAGCCACCGGGGAGTCGAAGTTACGAACGACGCGCGTCGCGAGCATCTCGACGAAGCTCTCGGCCGCCGCCTTCTGCGTCGACTCGGGGAAGCCCTTCAGCCCCTCGGGGCGGTACTCGACGAAGCGGAACCGCTTCGGGCCGCCGGTCGACCACGGGCCGAACGGCAGAACGTCCGTCCGGAAGTTCCCGTCGGCGTCCTTGTAGCCCCGGACCACGTTCCCGGCCGTCAGGTCGAAGGACCGTCCCGTCGAGCCGTCAAGCTCGACGACGGCCGCCCCCGCCGCGAAGGTGTCATCGGAGAAGCGATCGACCGAGACCTTCAGGGTGATCTCGCGCCCTGAGCGAGTCCGGCGGGTGAGGGTGCTATCTACGATCCGTGTCATCGGGGTCTCCTTCGGTGCCCGCCGGTCCGTCCGGCGACAAGAGGAACGCTATCAGAAGCTTCGGAGCTTGTCAAGCGCGAAGCTTGTCGTCCCGGTAGGGTAGGCTACGCTGCCAGAGCCCGAGGTTCGAGAGCCCCTCGGGCTCTACTTCGCGCCCTTCCGAAGATTCGTCGACGCCTTCACGATCCGGAGGTTCGACCTAGCGTTCGTGCCGCCCTTCGAGAGCGGCCGCTTATGGTCGACGTGCCGCGGATCCCCGTTCTTCAGTCCGACCGCTCGGCGGGCCCGGTTCCGGGCCGCCCTCTGCGCCTTCCGGGCCTTAGACTCCCGAAGACGCTCGCGACGGTAGTTCCGCTTCCGCTTCATGCGGCCGGAGGGTTCCGCCGCTGATCGGCGTTCGGGTCCGTCGCGGAGTTCGGCGGCTCGTCGGGAGGCGCATCCGGCGAGAAGCTCGCCCGAGCGAGCGTGACTGAGTCGGCCTTGTCCTGTTCGATTGCCGCGATCTCCTCGTCGACGTCCTCGACGCGGCGAAGCTTCGTGAGCGACGTCCTCCGGGACGAGAGTCCCTGCCCGTAGAGCGTCGTCTCGATCCGCGCTTCCTGCTCGTCGTCGGCCGGGAGCGGCGAGCCGCTCGTGATCTTTGCGATCCGGGCCGCCTCCTCGAAGCCTCCGGTGATCCGCAGCGCGTAGTCGACGATCGCCTCCTGACGCACGGAGTCCGCCCGCTGCCACCGCGCCGCCTTCTTCAAGTAGTTCTGTAGCTGTAGCTTCAGGGAGGTTCCCGACGGTGACGACTGGCCCGCGTCGAAGCCGAAGTACGTCCGCGGTACCTCGGCCGTGAGGAAGGCGAGTTCGAGCGTCTTGTCGAGGTTCTCGATCTGAGCGGAGATCTGCCCGTCGAACGTGATGTACCGCGCGACGTCAGCTTCCTCGTGACGCCGGATCCCGAGGACCCGGTCGGCTCCCTTCTTCAGCGTTCCCCCGAAGAGCGAGGAGTAAGGGACCTGCAGCATCGGCTTTCCGTGATATTCGAGGATCTCGCCGACGTTACTGAGAGTGTTATCGATCGAGTCGAAGAGGGACAGGTTCCGCTCTAGCTCGCTCACGCCCCAATACCGGCCGCGCCATCGCTTCGCGTGGAGATCGACGAACGGGAGGAAGTCGAGATCCGTGACGAGCCGAGAGACCATCCCGAACGCCTGACCTCGGTCGGCCTTACGCTCCTCCTTCGTGATCGTGTAGCGCCCGTCCTCGATCCGGTGGATCTCGCGGATCTGCCAGACGTCGGACCGGGTCGAGAGCGGCTCCGCGCGGTCCTCCTCCCACGCGAGGACGACGAAGTCGACGACCCGAGCCGATCCCGGCCGCAGGACCGGGAAGTAGATCGCGGGCGAGATCTCCTCGATCACGACGGGCGACACCGTCCGCTCCTCGTCCCGGTAGAGCCGGACGATCGAGTGACCCGAGAACGCGGCACCGAAGACGCTCTCCCACGCCCCGATATCGGTCCACGAGTTCGCCCGGTCGATCTCCCCCCACGCGTCGTCGCCCTTCGTCGACGGAAGCTCGATCGTCGGCGGGTCGCTCCACGTCGCGTCCGCCCATACGTTGCACAGAAGCTCCGGGAGGTTCGCGGCGATGAGGATCTTCTCCTTCTGCGCCGGAGCGAGCCCGAGGTCGGCGAAGACGAGGTCCGGCCGGTTCAGGATCAGGTTCTCGAAGTCGACGTATGCGTCGAGCCGCTCCTCGTCGATCGTCGGCGGCCAGTCCGAGCGTTGCGCGAGCGTCGAGACCCGGGTCGCCGTCCACGGCGTAAGCCCCTGAATGAGCGGCCGGTCGTATCCGCCGACGATCTGAGCCATGAGTCCGGCCTCCCGCCTTGTTAGGTCTCTTATCTGAAGCCCGGCGGCCGCTGATTCACGGCGACCGCGCCACCCGAGAGCCCGGCCATCTCCGAGATGTACGCGAGAGCATCGGCCATATCGTCATGCCGTCCGTTCGGTAGCCGCGTTAGCTGCATCTCGAACGCAGAAGACTTCATGCTGGGATGATGGTACACGCGGCCGAACTCGTAGAGCCGGGCGAGAGCGAGGAAGCGGGACGTCTTGTCCCGGTCCGGCGTGACCGGCTCGATCGGAAGCTCCGGGTGATCGGCTTCGAGAAGCTCGACGAGAGCCGTCTGATAGGCGACGGCCTCGATCCCGATCGCGACCGGCGCGTAATGACTCCACGCCTGCTGAATGATCTCCTCCTGACGCTTGATCCCGACCCGGCCATGCCAGTACCAGCGGACGTACATGGATCCGGGCTCCTCGCCGCCCGACGATAGGTCGACGTTCGCGATCACGATCGCGGTCTCGTCCGCCGTCGTCTTCTTCGAGATCGCCGGGTCAACGGCCATGAACGGGACGCCCGGAGGCGACGAGACGTAGTACCGGAAGTAGCTATCCGTGATGATCTGACCGGCCAGCCCGCCCCGACGGCCCTGATACATCGTCTCGAAGATCGGCGTCCCGACGTCGCGACGGGCGAGAGCGAGGGCGTCGAGACCGATGTAGCCCGGCCACAGGGCCGGGCCGCGTTCATGGAGCGGAACGACGTAGTGAGTCGTTCCGGGCGGATCCTCGATCGCGGAGGCTGCTATGTCTTCCTCCCGAGCTTCTTCGCGATCCTCGGCGGCGGGGCGCTCCGCTTGACGACCCGGCCCGTCTTGATATACCGACCTCGCTTGCCCCTAGGCTTCGGCTTCGACACGACTCCTCCCATCGGTAGACGGGCGAGGTACTCCGGGTCGATAGGGAGATCGCCCGGGACACTCCCCGCCCGTCCGCGGCCATCCTAGCGCGTCAGGGAGCCTCCCGGTAGGGACGCGACGGCCGCCACGTGACGCCGTTCGGGATCCAGAGATCGGCCGAGACCTCCGGGCCGTCCGACAGGGCCCGAAGATGAATCGTCACGTACTCGCCCGACTGCATCGCCGAGTCGACGACGTCGCCCTCCGTCCAGAGTGTCCCGGCGATCACCCGCCACCCGTTCGGCTTCAGACGCGAGAAGACGGTCCGGGCGAGCCATGTCTTCCGAGCTTCGAGGAGAAGCTCGGATCGAGCGACCGCCTCGTCGAGCGCGTCGTCGACGATCACACCGTCCGCGCGGCGACCGATGACGGGCCCGCCCGCCCCGGTGTAGACCATGCTCGCGTCCTTCTGATCGCGTCCCCGCCGCTTCGGGCCCCGGATGAAGAAGCCGTCCTTCGACCATCCGCGCTCGCGCCACGGAGCGACGTCCGGGAAGACGGCCGAGAAGCGGTCGCCCTCCTCGATCGCCGAGCGGACCGTATCGCCGTATAGCTGCCCGAGGCGGTCCGTCGTCGTGACGCCGATCAGGGACTCGTTCGGATGACGGCCGAGATACCACGTCGGGAAGACGATCGACACGTACGTCGACTTCGCGTGTCCCGGAGGAGCGATCACGAGGAGCCTCCGGATCTCCCCGCGTTCGACGGCGTCGAGCGCCGAGAGCATGAGTTCGTGATGCTCGGCGGGTTCGATCCGGTAGAGGTAGCGGGCGAGGTCCGCGCAGCTAGTCCTCGCTCCCCTCCGAAGGGTCGCCTGATCCGTCGCCTTCAGGATCCGATGAAGATCCGCGTCGGAGAGCTTCCCGGGCGAGGTCCGCCAGTCGACCTCGAAGCTCGTCATCGTCGAGACTCTCGTCGATCACGTCTTCGAGTGACTGATCCTCCCCGAGAACGGAGACCTTCTCGCGCCACGACTTCGGCCGTCGGCGTTCGAGCCAGAACTGGACCGAGCGGGGATCCCGGGCCGCGTGGCCCCGGAGGAGCCGCGTGTAGTGCAGTTCGGCGGCCGCTTCGGCTTGACGGACGGCCTCCTCGAACTCCGGCTCCTTCATCCACTCGAAGAACGTATCCCGATGGATCCCCGACGACTCGGCGGCCGCCGTGCGGGTTCCGCCGAGCTTCAGCGCGGCGAGGACGCGCCTCCGTACGGAGTCCGGGTAGCGCGCCCCGCCGCCCTTCACGGAGACGGTCGGGAGCTTCGGGTTCGTCGGCATGACCTGAGCGTACCATCGGTCGGATGCGTCAGGATCCGTCGCGGCGGAAGTCGGCGATCTCGTCGAGCCTCCGGGCGATACGCGCCTCGGTCTCGTCGTCTCGCGTCCGATCCAGCGCCTCGATCTCCCGGTCGCTCCGCGCCGCGATCACGAGGAGCGACCATACGAAGGCTCCGACGATGACGATGAAGACGATCACGAAGACGAACGGGTCGACATTCACGGCTGTACCTCCCGCATCGTCTCGGATCCGAGAATGTCGATATCGGCGACGATCGCGTCGTCGCCGGATGCGAGCCTGAAGCGATGCGGATCCACCGGCCGCTGATCCATGCGTCCAGCGTACACGCCCTCGACGATCTTCAGCGTTGCGGCCTCGGCCGTCCCCGAGAGATCCAGACCGAGCGCGGCCGCGAGGTCGGAGTCGTCCGGCGGGAGCGGTTGCGACCCGTAGAGCGCCAGTCGATAGCGGCGTCCAGTGACGAAGGTGATCCGCTTGATCCGCGGGTCCGTCAGCGCCGCGAGAAGCGCCTTCGCGTCGAGGGCCTCGATCCCCGCGACGATCTTCGGCTGTAGCTCCTGTGCCAGCTTCAGACGATCCGGGTCGACCCTGAGCGTCATCGTCGCGCCCACCGGAGGAACCGGCCCCATAGGGTCCGGAGAAGGTGCGGGATCAGGATCATCGTTCTCTCCCTCACAGGTTGACGGATGCCCCGCATTCGGGACAGAGGACGACCCGCTTCTTCCGGACCATCTTCCGCGAGTCGAGCCTCAACGGCTTCTCGTCTTCAGCTAGCTCGCGTTCGAGTGCCTCGACGTCGTCGTCGTCGACCCCGGCCGCGGCCATAAGCTCGGCCTCCTCCCGAAGCTCCTGAAGGAGTTCGAGAAGCTCGGGATCGAGGTTCCGGCCCCGTTGCGCCGTCCAGTTATCCGCGACGAGGACCGCGACGGCCTCGGCGTCCGTGAAGTCCTCGAAGCGGACGGGGATCTCCGTCTCGCCCCGGAGCTTCAGGGCCTCCCACCGGCCCGAGCCCGCGATGATGTAGCTCGTCGACCGCTGTACGACGACCGGGAGGTAGAGCCCGAACCGCTTGATCGACTCGTGGATCGCGCCGACGTCATGCTCCCGATAGTTCCGAGGATGCGGCTCGATCGAGTCGATCGGGACGACCTCGACGGACCATTGACGGGAGACGTTCACAGGGGAGCCCCGATCCATCGGACGGCGACGTCGGCGTACGCGGGTGAGATCTCCGCGCCCCACGCCCGGCGGCCGAGCCTCTGCGCGGCGACGAGGATCGAGCCGGTCCCGGCCATCGGGTCGACGACGAGGTCGCCCTCCTTCGTCGTCTGCTCGATCAGCTTCTTCGCGATCGCCGTTCCCGTCACCCCGGGATGAACCGCGGTCCCGAGAAGCTTCCGGATCTTCGCGACCTCGACCATAGCCGACGGAGCGGCGAGATAATCCCACGCCCCCGGGAGCGTCGAGCCTCCGTACCACGGAGCGTCGGGCTCGCGGTAGACGAGGATCGGCGTCACCCCATACTGCCATCCGCGGAGCGTCTTCCGGATCTGAGCGAACGTCTTCGTCCAGACGATCACGCGATCCGGCTTCAGCCGCCCGTAGTCGATCGTCGGGATCGGAGGACCGAAGATCAGCCGCCACGGAGCCGACGTCGCCGCGAGGAGATCTTCGACCCAATCCTCGAAGCTCCGGGACTCCCTCTCCCCGTCGTACGTCTTCGCGAGCCCGTACGGAGGATCGACGAGGACGAGATCGGCCCGCGGGATCTCCATCTCCCGGAAGTCGCCGACGTTCACAGGGGAGCCCCGATCTCGAAGATCGTCCCGGGCTCCTTCGGGCGAAGCTCCGTCCACGTCGAGAACGTCAGGATGCAAGAGGTCGAGTCGTCCGCGATGATCCCGGCGTCGACGATCCCGTCGAGGAGCGGCTTCACGGAGGCGATCAGGTTGTCGAGGTCGCGTCGTCGCCCGTCAGGGAGCATGAACCGGACGAGGATCGCCGCCTTCGGGAGCGTCTCCCACTTCTGGCCGGTCCTCCGCTCCCACCGAAGCCGGGCCTCGTTCGCGAACTCGTGAGCGGTCGCCCGCCACTCCCGCCGCTCCCGCCAACGGGCCTGAGCGACCCTCCGGTTCGTCTCGTTCGGTGTCGGCGGCCGCCCCGGGATCTCGACGATGATCATCGGATCTCCCTCCTTCCTGTCCTCGTCCGTCGAGGCTAGTTCGGACGGCTCGTATCGACCGCGCCCGGTGCCGCATAGGGGAGGGAAGGAGAACCTCCGACCCCATCGGCTGCCGACTCTGTATCCGATCCTTCGTCGACAGTTAGCGCGGGGCTCGGCTTCCGGGCCGAGCCGTCCGAGAATGAGCCTAGCAGTTCGCCGACCGGAGCGGACGCTCCGTTCCGGCTGGACGGCTTGCCGAACCGGGCCCGAAGCTCCTCGTAGGCTCGCTTACCCGCCTCGATAGCCTCCGGCGTCGCCTCGGGAGCCTCGGGCTCCGGAGGAGGCTTCGGCCTCGCCTTGCGTTCGGACGCCCGGGCCTTCTCGCGATCGAGCCGGGCCGCCACCCGGGAGAGGAGATCCTTCGAGTCGGGCTTCGCCGCGAACTCCTCGTCGAGCGCCGCGACCGTTCGGTCGACTCCATGCTCGTCTTCCATCTCGGCGAGCCATGATCCGGACCGCTTCCCCCACGGCCGGAGGAGCGTCAGTTCGTAGAAGCGATCCCGGGAGTCTCGGTCCTCCTCGCGCGCGCCCGCGGGAGGAGAACTCTCCGGACTAGATTCTTCTACTGGTAGGTAGGTAGTCTCTACCTCTACCTCTACCTCTCTATCGGCGAACTTCTTGTGACTGCGCGTGACTCCCGGTATGTCACGCGTGACCGAGCGTGACCGCGCCTTCCGCTCACGGGCCCCTTCCCGGGAGGTCCGCGCCGAGGACGTCCACCGCTCGAAGCTCTCCTCCGGGAGAAGGATCCGGCCGTCTTCATCCCGGCGAAGGAGCTTCGAGCGGACGAGAGCTTCGACGAGGAACTCCTCGGTCCCCTCGACGACCTCCCCGACGTCCGGGTCGTCGTTCGACCATGCGTGAGCGACGCACAGGAGCCACAGCCCGATCCCCGCGAGCGGGTACGTCTCCGAGTCGTCCGGGATCGCGTTCGTGGATCGCGTCAGGATCCCCGCGAGCCTCCGGAACTTCGGGTCGGCCGGAAACGTCGTGTCGATCTGCGCGAATGGGAAGCCCTGTCGACGTGGCATCGGATCTCCTTCTCCTGATAGTCGGGAGACGGGCCGGACGCTATCAGTCGCCCGTCCGTCTCCCGAGAGGGTGCGGCCCGTCGGCCGACGATGATGCTACTCCTTCTCGACGGCCGCGAGGTAGCTCCGCTCGAACTCCCGAAGCTCCCGGGACGGCACGCCGACGTTGACCGCGTCGCACGCGGCGACGAGGAATCTCGCGTCGTCGTCGGCCTTCTTGCCCTTGCGCCCGCCCGCCTCCGGGAAGACGTGATCGAGCGTCAGCTTCGTTCGGTCGCCGGGTGCGTGCGGGACGCCCCACCGATCCCGGCAGACGTGATCCGGATCACGCCGGAAGGCGACGCAGACCCCATCCCGGTCGAAGACGTACGCCCGGAGCGCGGTCCATCCGACGGCGATCCCGTGGAGCGTCTGACGGCGAACCGGCCTCGGAAGCCTCCGAGGCTTCGGGTGCATCACGTCTCCGACAACGGCGGGAGCGACATCGCCGCCCGCGCCCGGTCGTTCCGGTGAAGCGTCTCGATCGGCCGGAGGTCGGACGGGTTCACGTAGACCGCCGGGTAGCCGCGGTTCCCCGGGTCGCGGACCTCGCCGATCGCCCGACCCTCCTTCGCGAAGATCCATCCGCGGATCCATAGCCGGTCCGGGGCCGCTGGACGTTGGACGATCAGGACGACGGGTACGCGGTCTCCGTCGCTCGGTCGGATCTTCAGTCCGTCTCCGGTGCGCGGGACGGTCCGGATCTGAAGTCCCCGGACGTCCGGCTTCCCGTAGAGCCCGGTCGTGCATACCCACGGCTCGCCGAGCCACTTGTACGCCGCCCGCTCCCCCTGAGCGCCCATCACGTGAGAGGACAGGCTCGGCTCGCCGATCTTGTCCTTCAGGCTCTTGCGACGCGCTCGTGACAGGCGTTCACCCCCGCACAAGCGACCCTCCTCCATCTCCTCCGGCGTGAGGACGATCACGAGGCGATCGTCCTCCGGAGCTTCCGGCCGTGGGGTTCCATCCCACGGAGCCCACCCGCCCGCGCACGTCGTACCGGCCGGATGGAGACCGCGACAGGAGGGACAGCTTCGCGGACGCCCTACCTCCACGTCCCGACGCCGTTGCGATGCGTCACGGTCGCCTCGTGCGGCTCGCGATCGCACGGCCCGCCGGACGCGTAGTCGGGATCCTCCGGAAACGCCCCGCAGAGCCCCGCGGATGCGTCAGGAGCCTCGATAGCGGTCGGACTGGACTCCACGTCCGTCCCGGCCTCCGGCTCGTCTCCTGAGCCGTTCTCGGCGGGCTCGGCGTAGCGGGCCGCCAGACGGGAGCCGGACGGCTTCCTCCCCCGGGGGATCGGCCGGACGGTCTTCTCGTCGATCGAGTCGATCTCCGCGTCGAGCGCGAGGGCCTTCTGAGCCCGGAACGAGAGCGGGACCTTCTCGACGAGAAGCCGACGGAGGACCGTCTTCTTCATCATCTCCTCCGGCCACTGTCCCCATATCGACGCCTCGCCGGAGTGCCGGTAGCTCTTCGAGACGCCCCGCCGCTTCAGGATCTGCGCCGTCGTCATGTAGAGCGGGAGAAGCTCGCCGCTCCGGAGCTTCGCGAACGCGTACGCGCCCTTCACGGCTCCCGGGTCGTCGTCTTCGATGTACGGCTCGTGGATGATCTCCGGGTTCGAGCCGGATCGGAACTGGAAGTGATCCTTCTCGTGAACGACGTCGACGCCGATCGCCGTCACGT